GAGCGACAATCCGAATGCCACTCTGCGAAGCCACGACCTGCACGACTTTTTCAATGTCTTCGCGATCCACGATCAACTCGATACAGACTGGACATTTACGCAGGGATCGACGCTGGACATACCTATCATCGAGCCGACCGACCTGCTCTTTATCGACACCCTGCACACCTACGCGCAGGTCAAGGGCGAGCTGCAAAAGCACGGCAACCAAGCAAGCAAATACATTGTTTTCCACGACACTGTTGCATTCGGTGCTGTTGGCGAAGACAACGGTAGGGGCATCAACGAAGCGATCCACAAATGGCTTGGAAATAACTCTCAGTGGAAAGTTGCGGAGCACTACGAGAACTGCAACGGATTGACAATCCTATCAAGGAGATGAGTAAGACACATTCAGTGTGGATCGGGACGAAGCTCGGCTTGATGGAAAAGTTGACCCTGCAACTCTTGCTTGACGCAGGTCACGAGCCAGTGCTCTGGGTGCAGGCGAAACTAGCCGGTATACCACAAGGCGTAACCGTTGAAGCACTCCCCAAGGACACTCTCGCACCAGTCGGCTTCGCGGGCGATCCGTTGCACCACTTGCCTAATGGTGGCATCGGATCGCTCGCACATTGGAGTGACTATTTCGCATTCAAGACCCTGCACGAGCACGGAGGAATTTGGGTGCAGATGGATGCAGCCGTTACCAAGCCAATCGTTGCCGAGGACTACACTTTCACACCGTGGCTTTCGATGGTCTCTCCGGTGGTTATGTCGCTACCGAAGGGCAGCGAATACTCTGCCAGCATGAAGCAAATCATCGAGCGCATGCTTGTTGATGGGATGGCAGGGCGCAACTGGCACGAAGCAATGGTGGCGATGTTCCGGCAGTTGGTTTTCCAAGGATTGCCGATCAACACTTTTGAAAATTACTTCGACTGCGGAGGCGTCCCAGAATCGCCTTACACGCACCCGGCAACGCAGAGCTTCGACATCATCCACTGGAGCAACGCAACGCACAACACGAGCAAGGAGAAGCCTGCGAAGGGCAGCGAATACGAGCGGCTGTGCAAGGCTACCGGCCTGATATGAGCACGCTTGCCGACTATATGCGATCTGATCTCTCTGCGATTGTCGGAGAGCTACCGATCACGGTCTCGCACGAAGGCAAGACATTCCAAGCCGCGCGCACCGCGTTCCGGCGTGAGAACAACCTTGGTGACGGTGGATTCATGAGCACGGTCTCAATGTCGATCACGACCGCATACGACACCACCACGCAACTGATCCAACTCGGAGACATTCTCACTATTGACGGAGCAAAATTTCGCGTGCTGTCGGCAGAACTTTCGCAGGATGCCGCATCGGTCGATTTCTCACTCGAAGACATAAACAAATGAGCCTGTTCTTTCCGCCTATCCTCTCGCTTCCAGCACCGCAAAAGCCTCCAGCAACCACCACCCAGACGCTGGAGAAGGCGCTCACCGACGCATTCATTCAGGCTTTGCAGCACGAGCTGGGCAACTCGGTCTCGATCACCGCAGCGGAGAACTTCAGCGCGATGACGCTGCCAGCCGTGTTAGTAAAAGCCACCCGGCAGCGGGAGAGCATCACAAACTCCGCTATCTTCCAGTTCGAGGTGGCCGTCGCCCTTCTCGTGCAGGCCGACGACTCCACGGCACAGGATTTGGAGAGTTACTTTGCACAAGTGCTGTGCGTCACGCACAACATTGAAACTCTGATCCCCAGGATCAACGCGATCCGCCCACAGAGATGTTTTGTCTTTGGCATCCTTCGGGACGGTGGCGTGTCGCAGTCTACGAGCGAGCGGCATTTCGAGCGATCCGTTTCGCTTACCGTGCACGCCGGGTTAATGGGATGAGTTGACATCGCGGCCAAGGCATGGCCGCTTCCGTTATCACATCATCCTCCGCCTCGAGCGTTATCTTCGGCGCAACCGCCGAAACTGGCATCATCCTCTCCTCCTTTTCTCGTTCAGTGCAGTCCCAAAAGGCTGAACTCATGGACGAAGATGGCGACATCGTTGCCGTCTCGCACTACGGGCGCACTGCCACGATCTCTCTGACAGGTGCGATCAACGGGTCTTCCGGAGTAGCCACAGCCACCATCGGTGGTCTTCTCACTCTTGCGAATGCAACAACCGAGTTCGGTGTGACCGGCGGTAAGATCGTTGTGGATTCAGTTTCTTCCGAGCAAGGCAGCGATGCTTTCAAAACGCTCTCCATCGAAGCCACTCAATATCCCTCGCTCTAAGCCGGGTGCCGCTGGCAGGACGGCTCATTCCTGCCAGACAGATTTTACAAATATTTATGATTGAGAACTACAACGACAAGGAGTCGTATTTTTACACCGCGAATATCAAAGTCGCGACCGCTCTCGCAACGATGGGGTTTGCGATGAAGCAGCCAGAACCAGTCACTCGAATGGTTCGCCCGGACGGAAAAGAATCCACCGTTTTTTGGTTTGACGAATTGTCTACGACAGGCGCCAAGGCTCGGGATGTCGTGCTGGGAATGACCAAGGAGGCCGACGCACTTGATGCCTCCGACCCAGAGAACCCAATCAATTACATCCGCGCTACATTGCTCAACCGCGACACGCTTGTCGATCTCGTCCACAGCACGCCAAGACGCATCATCATTGAGCGAAACGGCAAGCGCATCGCGATCCGCGAAGACGCAACGGATGCCGACAAAAAGAATCTTGCTACAAAATTATGAAAAAAAATAGAGACCTCGAAAAAGATGACGACATCCTCCGCGAAGAGGGAATGACAGAGGGGCCGATGAAATTTGGCGACCTCGAACTGCGACCTATCACGGCACTAAGCGTGAGTTGGATGCAGCGCAACCAAGTTTTTGCAGACGACAAAGACTTGATCTGGAAGTCGGCAGCGTTTGCATTTCTGCACTCTGCACCACGCGCCGACATTCAGAAAAGCGTGAACGACAGAGAAGACTTTCTAAACGCCGTGGATGCTTGGATGGATAAAAATGTCGTCCATCACAGCGAAATGAATGCAATTGCATCCATCATGGCCAAAGCATTTGAACGCTACGCCGCCGCGTCAAGCGAGACATCCGGGAACGGCTCAAAAAACTAAGCGGCCCCGGTTGGCTCGCAGGCTATGTTTACCGGCTTGCAAAGACGACTGGCTGGGGCTTTCGCGAATGTATGGAAGAGGTGCCGTTTGCGGCAGGATTGCAGATTTTGTTTTGCGATTCGCTCGCGACCGGACGCAAACCGAGATGGACGCGCAACCGCACCACAGCGTCGGTTGACGCTCTCGCCTCAATAGACGCGGCACTCGATGCCGCACTTAAAGGCTATGCCTAAATTCAAATTTACAGCGACAAAATTAGAAAACATTTTAGACGATTACGCAAAGATTCGGGAGCAAACAATCCCTGACGCAGTCGTCGCAAATGCGCGCCTTCTCTGCGTCGAGCTGGCACGCCGCACCCAGCCGTTTGGAGATGATGACAAAGCAAAATTGGCTGGGGAAGGCCGCACAGAAAAAGACATCGGCAAAATTATCAAGACCGAAGAACAGCTCACCGCGATGGCAACGCGAGTGAACGCCGAGAAAATACGCGGAAGGTTGCTGTCCTTAGTCTCAGGCGGCAGGTTTGATGTCGTCGAGAAAATATTTTCCAATATCGGATTCCTCAAGACTTGGGGCGGCATGGAGATCATCTCTGGCGGGGCGATCAAGAGCACCCACCAATCTGCTCGCAATAGCACTACAGGACGCACTAAATCTCGCGGCACAAAGCTCACAATTGCAAAGCAGGGAGAACTTGATTCCTACATTGCCGGAGTCATCAAGCGCGTCGGCCTAACCAAGGCAGGATGGGCCGAGTGCGCGAAACAACTCCCGCAGGTAGTGCAGGGATCGATGACTCGCGGCATCCCCAGATGGGTCACGCGCAACTCAGGCAGCGGATCTGTGCAAGACAACTCGCGCAACGCCAGCAACCCATCTGTGCAGCTTACAAACTCCACACCTTGGGCATCCCAAGTCATCCCCGAGAACGAGATCGCATCGGCCAAGGCAGTCGTCATCACAAAAATGATCCAGCAAATGAAACGCATTTTGAAATACAGAGAAAAGGAGATCGCTTAATATGGCTGACGTATCCGTAGAATTTGGAGCCAAAGACACAGGGCTGGAAGCAACGCTCAAAACGGTGCAGGCCGAGATGTCGCGGCTCGAAACGGAGATCAAAAGCGGGGAGTTGTCGTTTAACCAACTCAGAACCGCGATGAGCGACTTGGCGAAGGCTGATAAGGTGTCGCAGCAGTTGCAGAGTATCGGCGCCTCGGCAGCTGGAGCATCGCCACAGGTGGACAAGCTGGGAAAAGACGGCAAGGAGATGGGCGACGATGTTAAAAAAGGCAGCGACAAGGGAGGCATGAGCCTGGGTGAGCTTGCGAAGGCCAGCGGAGTTGCAGGAGCAGCATTTGCTGCGGGAATGGCTGTGTTTAATACGGCGATGGCAGGGGTGCAGGCGGTCGCAGCCAGCTTCGGCAACGCTCTGAATTTAGGCGGACAGCTTGCCGACCTCTCCGCGCAGACCGGAGTTGCAGCCGGAGAGCTTTTAGTGCTGCAACGCGCATTCGACAACACGGGCGCAGGGGCGGAAAAGGTTAGTCCGGCAATAGCCAAGATGTCCTCATCGATTGTAGACGCTACAAGCGGCACCGGAGCAGCGGCAAAGGCATTCGATCAACTTGGTCTCTCGGCTTCGGAACTCATCAACCTTCCCGCAGAGCAACAATTCCAGAAAATCGGCAATGCGTTGGCTGGCGTTGCAAACGAGACGCAACGAAGCGCACTCGCGAGCGATGTTTTTGGTGGCAAATTGGGCAAAGACTTGCTGCCGCTCATGACAAATTTCAGCGGTGAGACGCTCACCGCAACGCAACAACTCGGGGCAATGGTCGGCGTGATGAACGACAGTTCAAATGCGTTCGACGCGATTGGTGACGGAATCAAGGTCGCCCAGGGTAAACTCACCGAGTTTGCCGCCGGGCTAATGAGCGTGATGGCTCCGGCTATCGAGGCAGTGGTCACTGCGCTGACACGGATTGACGCAGCACAGATCGGCAAGGATTTAGGATCGGCATTCGTGGGCGCAGGAGAGGCCATGAAGGGGTTTCAGAGCGCAGTTGATGCTTTCCAAGCAGGAAACATCAGCCTTGCTCTCAAGTCAATTTTCGAGAGCGTAAAATTGCAGGCGATGGAGACGGGAAATTCGATCGTCAATATATTCAGTGCGGCATTTCAAACAGCAGGAGACGTTCTTGGTGAGATTTTTAGTGCGCAGGGGGCAACATTTATGCTTCTCAGGTCGTCTTTTGATTTTGTTGCAGGATATGCAAAAGATAAAATTGCTGGGGCGATGTCAGAAATGTTTGCAAGTATGGGGCCAGCATTTGCTGGTATATCTGCCAGCTTAAAGCAGCATAGCGAGGCAGGGGCTTTAGCAGCAGAACTTGCATTGCAGCGCATACCTATTGCTGCCGAATTATCAGGCGAGCAAATTTCAACTGCATTAGGTGGCGCAACAGAAAAGTTCCAATCCAACCTCGCTGCCGCGAATGGAGAATTTTTCAACACGGCAGAGCAGGCTAAAATAGTTGCAGTGGTTGCAGAAGAGATCAACGCGGCAACAGGCAAACATCCCGCACTTATCAAAGACGCAGCGCAAGAGATGCGCGATTTGATCGAAGCGCAAGCTGCATCCACACAAGCCGAAACGGCAAAATTGGAAGCCGCCGCCGACATCGCTGAGGCAAAAATGAACGAAGTGCAGCGTCAGATTGAACTCAATGATGCAATTGCCACCGGCAACACGGCAGAGCAAGCGCGGTTGGAGGCGATTATTGAAGCAGAAAAAGGCACTGAGAGAATTAAAACACTTACAGAAGAATACGCGAAGGTAATGCCTGTAGACGAGGCAGCCAGACTTGCCAACGAGATATATAGGTCGGAAGCAAATATGTTGGCGGCTAAAAAAGCCACTACCGATACAAAAACCGAAGTAGGAACATTGGGGGAAATGCTTGACAAAATCGCAGGGAAAGATGTTTCCGCTCCCGTCCGAAATTTAGCAAAAGAAACCAAGGACGCACAGACAGACTTAAGGGGCATATCTCAAATTCTTAATGTGGATATTGCGGGCAGAGGAACGGTCGATACCATGAAAATGCTCGGTCTCGATCCAATGTCAATTGAAGGTTCCGCAGAACGACTCGACGCAATTAAAGGAGCAATCGACATTTTGAAAGGCGCAGACCCTGCCGATCTCACTCCAAAAGTTGATAAAGTCGGAGTGCAAGACAACATCGACGCGATCCAGACCTACATCCAAAACAAACTTGGCGGCACAACCACAGCAAACATTGAAGCTACTGCGGACAAGAATGCTGCCGACAACGCAGCCGGGGCGATCACAAACGCCGTCGGATCGATCAACTCCCAAATCACCACCCAAACCGACGACAATAACATCGCATCGACCAGAGCCACCATCGAGCAGGGAGTGGCCGGCATCCCGCTCACATTTACCGTTGACCCGGAGCAGATCAAAAAGAGCATTGGCACAATCGATGTCAGTGGCGGGGCTGGCGGTGGGATAATGGGAGAGATCAAAGGGTTGGTCGATACAATCAAGGGGTTTGTTGAAAAAATAGAAGGCAAACTCCCAATGACCGCACTCGCATAAAAATTATGGCTTATACTTATCACGGAACCCAGGGATGGGTAAAACAACCCAACCGCATTGTTAAGACGTTCGACAGCGGACTTTGCTTAATCCAACAGGACTACATTCGCCGGAAGGACAAGGTCGAGTATTTTACCTTTAAAGAAGGTGACGCATTAAGCGTTGAAGACTCTCAACCGTGCATTGACGGGGCTTTTATTTTTCCAGAACCAGACTATTCGGATATGGGAAACGGTTACATAAAATGCACCGTGACGGCATACGGACGAGTTAATAATACGGGATCTGTTACTACGCGGAAAGAAGTAGTTGCCTTGCTTGCAAATGTTTTTGAAATGAAAATGGGGCTAAATTATACTAACAATATTGATTATGTTTGCCAAACAGGAGATATGCTAGGCGACGTCAATGTTAGTGCACAACCAATCGGTTTATATGGGGGGGACCCTGATGCTGGTTTGATTGACATACCAATTCTAAAAATTGTTCTTGGAGAAAACGAATCACCCAGCACAGTAATCCCACTTAATTTAATTAACATTTTTGTCGCTCAAACAGGCGAGAATATTACAAATAAATTATTTTTTCCAGAAGTCAGGGGATTTAATGAAGGCAACTCAATTCCTTATTTTGGCGATGATTTTACGGGAAGAAAATTATCCGCAAAATTTAGAATAGATCGAGTTGAAACGACCGATTATGGCCGATTTAAAGAATACACGCTATCATGGATTATCACTGGCGCTCCTACGGTTAGCTTGGGAACATTTATTCGCAAGGGCACTTGGTCTCCGTTTGGTTTTCCCGAAACAACAATCACGGCATTTAGTATTTTATCAACAGGATTTACATTTACTGGCGGAGCAGGTTATGCTGTAAATCAATCAGGATGCGTCTTGCAACAGCTCGCAGTAAACAAAACTGACGTGATTATAAAACAAGGGGCATCAACAATCACAAGCTTCTCGGTTGCTGATGCAGTTACAAGAAACAGAGCTGTTACTGGGCTGACAGCAAACACGACCTACGCAATCAGCGTTACGTGCGCTAACAATTATTACCAAGCAACTGAATCATTGCAGGTAACTACAATTTCTGCATGATACCATCATGAGACCTTTCGCCGCTGATTTTGAAGCACTCGCTAAACAAGGTGGTGACCCTGCAAGTGGAGGGTATCCCTATACAATTAAATCGAGCGACCTGATGAAGAATTTTGTGTTGGCGGCACTGGATGCAGACGACACGCTTGTTGAGACCATTACAGGTCAAGGAGGACACCCTCAGCGCAAGCTTAAAATCCCAGCTGTTCCCAGCTCCGGAACCCACGTCCTCGGAGCCGTTGGCGGAACGATACAATGGATCGCCACGGAGGAGTGCGCTTAAATGGCAACTATAAAGCTACAGCCCAGCGGCAAGGTGGTGCTGAAGGACGGCAAGGTGAGTTGCGGGTGTTGTTGTGGGTGTCGTGCAATCTCAATACCAGCATCGCTGCGCCCATCAATCGAAAATACAAGCTCATTAAGTGTATGGGGGTATCCTCAAGGAGGATTTACACGCTATTCATCAACTTTTTGGAACTCACAAGCCGCAATCCTTCCGCCAAGTAGGAACCCTTTTGGATTATCTTGGAATATCACTTATGAGGATGGGTGTTTAATATCATTAGTATTGTCTTACACTTATACTTTACAGCAATCCAGCGTAGCTTATTTTGGAGAAAAAAAAGATTCTTGCATACCAGCGGGATTTGGTGCGGTTGAATCAACTTTTTTAATTAACGGAACTGAACAATTCCCGTATTTTTATTTAACTGGAACAAGATTTGGTGTCGTTTTTGTTGCTCCTCCTTCAATAGATTTAACAATTTTATGATATATAAAAAGATTCAAGATAATATTGAAATGCTTAATAGTTTTAGCGAATCTGCTTATAATTTTGCTTGTGCTGCTTTTATGCTAACCCCCCCTGAAATCCTTGCCTCTCGTGAAGCAACCTGTCAATCTTGTCCTGAATGGAATGATAAAGCTTTAAATGGAACCGGAAGATGCAGTAAGTGCAGATGCTCAACATGGGCAAAGCTCCGCATGGCAACCGAAAAATGTCCTCTCGGAAAATGGTAATGATTTGACAAAACCACCAACACAATGGCACGCGATTTATTTATTGACCTGACGAATAACCGGCTCGCAGCGAGCGAGACCAACCTTGCACCCGCCGCACCGCCTGTTTTTACGAAGGGCGACAACGGCACTTTCAACCTCTACTTCCTGCAAGCGACCGGAATCATCAACGCACCCTTTACGGTCGTCGATCGCTCCACAACCAGCGTTAAACTCGGCATCGGCTCTCGCAGCGGCCTCCCAGAGACCGGCGACTACACGCTCACGTTCGGCGGAGACACGACATCAGCGATCCCCGCCGCTGCTACAGCCGGACAGATCGCGACCGCCTTAAACGCGCTCTCAGCGATCTCAAGCGCAGGAGGCGTGACCGTCACCGGCGCACTCGACGATCACTTCACGATCCGATTTGCAACCGCCGGAACTCGCGGCTCGTTCACGGCTAATGTTTCGCAGGTCATCCCCGACACCGTAGCCGTCATCGACGAGAGGCTCGCTGGGAGCGCAACGGCCAAAGAGGTCGCAGAGATTCAGCTACGCCTCACACCAGCGGTCTTTCAATCTACCTGGACAAACCTCTCGACCACCGTCACCGCTACGATTGCAACGACCGTTACAGGCAGCGGATTGCAAAACGAAATCCAACGGCTCACATTCTCGCAAAAACCCTTCGCAGGCACGTTCCGCCTGACTTTTCCAAGCATAGCCTTGACCAGCAACACCACAGTCACGGCAGGCACTTTCATCACGACCGTCACGCACGGACTTGCGCTTAATCAACCGATCACAATCACCGGATTCGATACAACAATCACCGGATTCACTCGCGGCCAGACGCTTTTCATCAACTCAATCCCTTCTGTCACCTCGTTTCTTGTTGCGACTACAGCAGGCGGCACGACGATCACTACTGCATCGGCCACAGCAGCAACGACTGCCGGTTCGATTGCAACATTCCTCCGCCAGAGCGACCCGCTGCCAGCCTCTGCCGTAGCGGCTGATATTGCAACCGCGCTGCAAGCTTTTGACAGCATCGGCGCGGGTGGGGTCTCTGTGGCCGGTATTGATGGAGAGTTTGCCGACATCACATTCAGCGGAAATAAAGGGTTCTGCGATCAGCCCACAATCACGATCCAGAGCGGACTGACGGCCAAGCCCGGCAAGACTGCGGACGTGAACTTTTCGACCTTTGCTCTGCGTGATCTTGTAGGTAGCAGCAACGCGGTCGACCTCGATCTGGAGATCGAACTCACGGACAGCGGCACACGCCAAACCGTAATTCTAAGCGGATGCGCAGTGTCGGAGGAGTTGATCGACGCAAATGCGTTTTCTCCGGTGCCTCAATTCTCGCTGCCGATTAACTCCGTGGCAACCACAGCCTACACGCTTGCTTTATCGGACGCCTACGGCCTCATAAACGCAACGACAGGCATGACGATCACCGTCCCACCGAACTCGACAGCGGCATTTGCAACCGGATCACAGGTGTTACTCTACCGCTCCGCAGTTAGCGGCGTGGCAATTACGGCAGGTGCAGGTGTTACGATCAATGCAGCGGGTGCAGCCAGCAACCTCTCGAGCCAGCACAGCGTTGCATCGCTCATGAAACTGGGCACGGACAACTGGGTATTGGCTGGCGACATTTTTTAAAATGATTCTGAGCTTCCCATTTATTGCAGCTTCGTTCGATGCCGACGCTCGAGCATTTATCAACACCAGCGGCGCAACGGCGCGTGCGGAAATTAACCATTTCGTCAAGGGCATTAAAAAACTCGGGCTCTACAGCAGCATGGTCTGTTGGCCGCTCCGAAGCTCGCAGAACGCAGGGACAGGCTCGACGGCATACTCGCTGGGCGGGCTTGGAACATACAACGGCACGCTCGTAAACGGGCCTACTTGGGGGGCGGATGGGGTGAATTTTGATGGAACGTCAACCTACATCCAAAATGCTTCGCTCTCTGATAATTCACAAGGAACGCTGGCAGCGTTTGCCTTTACAAATAACCCAATTTTAGCAGGTGATGGACGACGCTTAATAAATTTTAATTTAGGCATTGAACTTGGAGCAACAAATTCCAGCCCGAACATTGGTATTGAGGCTTATTATACAACTACGCCGTTCGATGGCGTAGGGCGAAATGTTAATCCTTCAACTTCAATTTCAGGGGTGAGATTTGGAGCATTTGGAGTATTTTCTAACAATCAATCAATTGCACGATACATCAACGATGGGTCAAAACTTTTAAATTCAAGCGTTGCTACAAATTACACAAGCAGACAAAACGTGACCATCGGGGGGCGCGCTAATCAGCTTTTCTGGGACGGCAGCATATCGTTTGCAACGTATTCGACTACGAGATTCACTGACACCCAAGTCTCGGTTTTTTACGCCCTCTATAAATCCACCCTCGGCCAAGGACTCGGACTGCCATGATCGACAACACCGCTTTTGTTGGGACTTTTGGAACGCTTGTTGCCGCGTCATCCCTCGTCCTAAATCAGGTGCAGGAAATTGATATTTATCTCAAATTCGGCATCTCATGCGTGGGTCTTTTGACGGCAGTCCTCACCGCAATTTACGTTGGTCTCAAACTCTGGCACAAAACCTACACGAAAGAATGAAATCAATCCTACTCGCTCTCGCCGCAGTTGCACTCCCGGGCTGCATCACGATCCCAATCCCGCCAGTAGGCTCGCACGTCGGCGCCCTCGGCTCCGTGCGAGTCAGTATCGTCTACGAATCCAACAACACCACAACGCAGAAAACTCCGAGCATGCAATACGCTTTCGAGTCGTTTTCCAAAACCCTAACTGACAAATGAAATACCTCATCCTTGCACTTAACAAACTGAATGAATCAAGCACCTGGCGCGGTCTCATCTTGGTAGCCACCGCCCTCGGAGTGCAGCTCGAACCCGAACTCCAGAACCACATCGTGGCCGGGGGTCTGGCAATCGTGGGAGCGATAAACATTATCCGCAAAGAGCCAAAATGAACCGTGCTCAGATCGAGTCTATGCAGGCTCGCATCGGTGCGAAGCCTGACGGTTGGTGGGGGCCGGAGAGCATTCGCGCGCTCAACCGGCATCTCAAGGCTATGCAGCCCGGAACATCGCCAAAGCCCAGCACGGCGGCCTGCACCTCATTCTACGGCGACCCGGGCAGCGTGCCGCTGGTGCGGATAAAGCCACCGTTTCAGATGTTTTTATATGACACGCCAAAGCCAATCGACGGCATTGCGATCCACGCAAAATGTCACGAGAGTTTGCAGTCTATTTTAGAGACCCTGTTCGACTACTACCCGACACCAGCAAACCGCGCAGAGGTAGGCATTGACAGGTTCTTTGGATCTTACGCAGTGCGTGCCCAGCGTGGCGGCAGTGAGCCAAGTAAGCACTCGTGGGGAGCGGCGGTTGATCTCGACGCAGACCGCAACGGACTGCACACCGCGTGGCCTACACGCTCGCACATGCCTCTACGCGTCATCGAGGTTTTCGCACAGCACGGGTGGATCAATCTTGGGGCGACAATTGGTCGCGACGCCATGCACTTTCAGATGACCCAGTGACCCAGTGACCATGAAAAACACAAAAATTAAATTACCGCCAGATCGCGAAACAATCATGCTCCAGGTGCGGCAGTTGCTGGCCGAACACTTTGACTGTGGGGTTGTCATTGTGTCTTGGGAGGACAGCGGGGAGACCTACCACATGCACATGAAGCACGGCAATGAATACGCCTGTCGCAGCCTTGCCGGTGATGCCGAGGTCATCCTCTGGCCGATCGAAGATGATGACGAAGACGATGAAGAAGAGGAGGTGGAAGCATGAAGGCCACTCTTGAATTTACCCTGCCGGAAGAGCGCACCGAGCACATCTGCGCAGTGAAAGGCATGGACGCCATTCTCATCATCGACGACCTTCTCAGCGAAATTCGCTCCTTCCTTAAACACGGCTCTGGCGAGTTCCGCGAATGGCGCGACGAAGAGGGCGAGACACGCACAGGGTGCGAGCACACGCTTGAAAAAGTCCGCAGCTACATTTGGGAGCTACGCAAAGACAACGAAATCCCCGACCTACCTTAATATGACACCGATCAAAAAGTGGAAAAAATGGATGGCTGTAGGGTGCTCGCACGGAGACCTGATAGATGAGGAGGCGCGCAAGAGTGTTCTTACATTCAAGGAGCGTTGGAAGCCCGACACAACATTTCATCTTGGAGATTTTTTGGACTTAGCCGCATTCCGCAGCGGCGCAGTCAACGATCCGAACTCAGCCGACCGAGCCGCCAGCGTGAGCGACGACCTGAGCGCAGGCATTGATTTTCTCCACGAGCTTCGACCCCAGCATATTTTATACGGAAATCATGAAGTGAGGCTTTACAAACTGGCCTCTTCGCCAAACGCCCTCTCAGCGCACGCCGCAACTTTGACTATCCAAGCGATCGAGCAGACTGCCAAAAAGCTCAAGGCGCGGTTGTATCCGTATCACATCCGCAGTTACGCCGAACTCGGTGGGACAAAGTTCCTGCACGGCTACATGTTCAATGTCCAAGCTATACGAGACCATGCAGAGACCTACGGCAACATGCTGATGGCTCACCTACACCGAGTAGGGAGCGAACGAGCAAGAACTCTGGACGGCGCGACCGGCTACTGCGTCGGCATGCTGGCGCGATTTGATATGGACTACGCAAGCCAACGCCGAGCTACGCTTGCGTGGTCGCAGGGATTTGCTTACGGCCACTACACCGACACATCAATTACCGTGAATTTATGCGAGAGAAAAAAACAAAATCCGTGGCTCTTGCCGCTATAGAAAACGCTTGGTCTCAGGCGTTCGCCAGCAACATCGTCGAGGATGCAGATGCACTGCGCCAACAAGGCTGGAAAAGCGTCCGCGACATTTCAAGGGAGACCTGTAGGGTGGAACATACAATCTGCAACTCAATGAGGGTTGCGGTTGAATCTGGAAAATTTGAATGCAAAAAAACAAGAATTTTTGATTCCGGCAAAGTTGTTTTGGCGAATTTTTACCGACCGATTATCAAGCAGTAAACGCCAGCAGAACCGCGCTGGCATTGGTTGCGAAGGCATGTAAAGCTTTTTCGCAATATTTATTTTTCTTTTTCTTGAAGAATTGTCTTTGCATTTTTCGCAGATGTTAGAAGGTCTGCACATCGAACGGGAGGAACCCGAACGATAGAAACCAAAATAGAAATAGAAAATAAATATGAAACTCTACCTCTGCGAGGGCTACGACCCTCTCTTCGGCCCAGTCAGAGACCTCGTTTACGCCGCCTCGATTACCGAGGCTAAGGCTAAATTCTTCAAATTCTTCGGCATCCCCTCCCTCCACACCCAAATCCAAAAACTATGAGCACCATTGAATTTCTAGTCACCTACAGCATTGCTGGCATCGCCATGTTTACCAGCGGATATCTAATCGGCCGGAGCAAAGCGCAAAGCGAATCCGAACGCATCCGCCGGTGGTGGTTTAACCGTCAAAACAAATGATCGCCCTTGACCCAGGCACAACGCACACTGCGTTCGTGCAGTTCGACCACGGTCTAATAATCGACCACGGCTACCTGCCGAATGCGGAGATCAGACAGATTCTGATCGATCGCGAATATACAAGCGTGGCCTGCGAAATGATCGCCAGCTACGGAATGGCGGTGGGGGCCAGCACATTCGAGACCTGCGTCTGGATCGGTAGATTCATTGAGGTGGCACGCACGCCGGTGCGGCTCTGCTACCGCAAGGACATCAAAATGTATCTCTGCGGCTCGATGCGAGCCAAGGATGGAAACATCCGCCAGAGACTCATTGACATTTTCGGGCACCAAGGCACGAAGAAACAGCCGGGGAAAACCTACGGCATCAAATCCCACACCTGGGCGGCACTGGCAGTGGCCGTTTACGCTGCCGAAACGAACGAAAAATACAAATGAAAATAGAAAATATAACACTAAGAGATTGTTTCGCATCACAAGCAATTAATGGGTTGATTCAAGTTAAAATTGAATCATCTAAATATGAACTAACAGAAGAAAGTAATTTTAATGTTGCAAAAGCATATGATGATAATGGCAACGTCGTTTTTGCCATTCCAGATGTGTGCATTTTGTGTGATGATAAAGAAGCATATTTTCAACTTGCCTCAGCGGCTTATGCCTTGGCAGATGCAATGATGATTGCAAGAGAAAAAAATAACATATGAAAATAACAGAAGGTGGATGGGACGGGCTTAGAGAATGGAATCCAAGTTACAAAGCAAATCATCGCCCTGCTTGGTTTAAAGATAAAGTGAGATTATTAAATAAACTTAAAACAGGTGTATATAAGCCATTTGAAGAACTCAACATCTCCAGAGTAGGATCAGGATGGGATCATACTGGCAGCATAAGTATATGGGGAGAGTTCGATCGTGCAGTTTATTCAATGCCATACGGAAATCACGATGAGTCAATGCAAAGATTTGCAGATGAACATTACATGGGGTTAGAAATTCAAGATTCATCTCCTTGGAACACAGCAACAAGATTATATATATTTAGAAAAAACAACAAAGAAAACCAAAACAAATGAAAATAACAACAGGCAAACAAACACGCGCCCAGCGCGTAGTCATCTACGGCGTGGAGTCGGTCGGAAAGTCGACCTTCGCAGCGCAGTTTCCCAAACCGCTATTCCTCGACATTGAGCAAGGCACAAGCCACCTCGATGTTGACCGGTGCGACATCAATAGCTGGAAGCAACTCACGGACGCATTGGCCGAGGCTAAAGCAACCGACTACAAGACCATCGTCGTCGACAGCGCGGATTGGGCAGAGCGGCTCTGCGTCGAAGACCTTCTAGCCACCAGCAAAAAGACCAGCATCGAAGACTTCGGATACGGCAAGGGCTGGGTCATGGTCGCGGAGCGAATTAGCCGCATGCTGACCAGCATTGATGCGTTGATTGACGGCGGAAAACATGTGGTGTTGATAGCTCACTCCAGGATCGTTAAATTCGAGGCACCCGATGCGCTCGCACCTTATGACCGTTACGAGTTGAAACTGAGCAAGCAATGTTCCCCGCTGCTTAAAGAGTTCGCGGATGAACTTTGGTTCCTGCGGTTTAAGACCAAGGTTAGCACCTCCGAGACAGGCAAAGGTAAAGGACTTGGCGGCAAGGAGCGCGTCATGCTTACCACACACAGCGCGGCCTACGATGCGAAGACCCGCAGTGGTCTCGCGGAGGAGCTGCCGTTGGAGTGGGATTCGGTGGCGCATTTATTCGCTACAAACGCAACGCCGAAGGCAAAAGCCAAACCGGCTGTTGTCGTGGTCGGTGCCGAGCATGTGCGCGCCTTCGAAATGCTCGAGGCCAACGAGGAAGCGGTCAACGCCTTCCTTGTCTCCAATAAATCGATCCAGCCAGGACAAACTTGGCGAGATGTCTCTGAGAAACTCCGCGCAAACATCGTGGCTCGCCCGGAGGCGCTGATTGCCAAGGCTACCGAATTGAAGGAGGCAGCATGAGATTAACCACAGAGGACACGGAGGACACGGAGGAAATGCTTGCACTGACTCCGCTTGGGTTAATCTCGATTTACTTGGACGAATACGACGCCAAGAAAGTTGCAGACCAGATCGAACTCTATTTCCGGCGCAATCACTGCGGAATGGCGATCGATGACAACAAGTTAAGTTTCGTCAAAATAGCGGAGGTGGGCAATGAGTAAAGAACTCACCGCCTCCATGGCACCAAAGCTCGCGGAATGTGCCGTATTCGTCGGTGCATCCGGTGCGTCGGCGGCAGCCGAGCGCGGGACGGCTATCGACAAGGCGCTTCGGTTTGCAATGGATGGCGATGAGTCACATTTGCATCAGTTGCCTATCGCCGACCAAGAATCTGCCGCCTGGGGCATTCGCACGCTCCACAAGCTATCTGGTGGCGAGCATGTGGAGACACGCGAAGAGTATCTCGCCATGGCAGTGCCGGGACTCTCGAAGCTCGGCACCTCGGATGCTCTTTGCAAGCGCAAGCGCTGGGTGGCAGATGTAAAAAGCGGCCAAGTCAGAAATTACCGCCAGCAGCTCGCAGCCTACAGTTTAGCCTGTATGGAGGATCACTTTGCCGAATCGTGGACCGCGCATGTGATCTACATAGATCAGCGGCTCGTGCGGTCCTACGACTTCACGCGCTCAGAAGCCGAGCAGATTACGCAGGGATGGATCTCCGAGGCTACGAGCGCAGACGCCAAGCCTACGCCGAATGAGGCGTGCGGCTGGTGTGCCAATTACAACACTTGCAAGGCCATCGTGCGCCAATCCTCCGAGGCGCTGGCTTTGGTTCACTCCGAGACATCGATTGAGGAAATCAAAGCCAAGTTGCTCGCCAATCCCATTGAGTTTTCAATCTTTGCCAAGAACTGGAAGAGCGCGGAAAAGGAAATCGCCAAGCCGCTGCTCAAAATCCTCAAAGAGCGCGTTGACGCTGGCGAGGAGATTCCAGGCTGGAAGGTCACGGAATCCGCCGGCGAGCAGTATGTCGAGACCCAAGCCATCGCCGAGGTCGCAAAGCATACCTCCATCGAAACGCTCATCCTTGCCATGGGTGGGTCAATGAGCGGTGAAAAATTTCGCCAATTCTGTGCCGATTCCGGCGTGGAAGTGAACGAAGCGGCTATCAAGCGGGGAGCCGGAAGCAAAACCCTGCGCCAAACCAAAATCAAATAACCTATGCCAACATACAAACAACAAGAACCACAAGCCCCACAGATCACGCCCGGAAAACACAAGGTCGAGATCGAGGGAGCTGAACTCAAAGTGTCACCCAAAACCGGCAACGAATACATCCGAATGAAGTGCCGGGTGAAACTGCCGGACGGAAGCAACGGAGGGACGATCTACGACAACATGGTGTTCGTCGCCAAGGCCGCATGGAAGATCGACCAAGTCCGCGAGGCGCTGGGCTTTGCCATCGTGCCAGACGAGATCGCCAGCGTGGAACCGGAAGACCTCCTCGGACGCAGCGGGACGGTGATCGTCGAGTTCAATGAAGAGACCGGATACCACGAGGTCGCCCGCTGGGTGTCGGAGAAGGAGCTGGCCGAAGCCAAGGCGAAGACTGTAACAATCAACACTAATGCGGACTCCGACGAGATTCCGTTTTAACTAACCGTAGCTACCGGGGCGCGGCGGGATACGCGCAGGAAAAAAAATGAGTGAACAACTACGACCCCGAAACAATCTGGAGCATGTGCCTGTCGAAAAAGGCATACCCGAGCGAGCGCACGGTCGCACTCAAGCTCGCCGAGGTGCGGCTCGCCCGGCGCAACCGCAAGAAGTCGATCAGGAGATATGCGTGCCCGATCTGCCACAAATTTCACCTGACCAAAAAATAGACAACGAGCTAATGTTTACTCGCGGCCTGCTCTGCGGAATGATTGAGCAGGCTGTGCTCGACGCTCAGAATGAAACCGTCTACGAGACCAAGAGCCTAAACGAACACAGGGAGATGAACCAGAAGAGCGCCATCGCATTTCTCAACTCGACCTTTTACAGCCAACTCTGCATGGCCCTTGGGAACGCATCCGGATTCCACATACCATCAAAACGAATCCGCCAGAAAGCAATGTCATGACATCAATAAAACAATACCCAGATTGGACTTGCTTGCCGTGTGGCGCTCTGCACGGCAGAAAATCGCCTCAGGTTTCAACATGGCATTACGGAAGGTGCGATGTATGTGGCAAAAATAACAATGTAACTGAACCCAGAGACTTTGGACACTTTCCAAATTGGTTCACCAAGGCAAAAGCGAAATGAACAAACGACCTACACCAGAGACGGATGCGTTTATTTCTGTTGGATTGGAAAATGCCGACCGAGAATGTGTGCCAGCAGATTTTGCACGAAAACTGGAGCGAGAGCGCGACCAGGCGCTGATGGATCGTGCCAATGGGGATATGGCCACCATGACGATCAACCACTACGAGCGAATTCTCCGCGAGCAAAACGAGGCGAAGGCCGATGCGGCCAAAATTGCGGACATTTTGTCCGGATTGGAACTCCGTTCGACTGAAGAGCTAGCGAGGCTGGAGCAAGAGCGCGACGAGGCGAGAGAAGCGTTGCGAGAACTTTGGCAAACTGCTGACGCCTACATTCCGCAAATTGATGAAGAACAAACAACAAAATGGCATAACGCGATGTTTGGAAATTCTAAAAATGGATAATCAAATAAGACCCATGAAAAAGAGACCATGAGAGTCATTGACGCGATCAAGCGCTGGAAGGAATTATGAGTGAATGGATCAAAGTTGAACACCACATCCACGAAAAGGTGGAGGTGGCAACGATTGCCGAGTTGACCGGATTGGACCCGGATGCGGTGGTCGGGAAGCTGTGCAAAGTGTGGTCGTGGGCGTCACGGAATTGTCACGGTGACGGCGTGACAGGAATCGCGTCACTGCGAATTATCCGCGAAATCACGGGCTGCGAGACCTTCGACGAAGCACTCGCAAATTGTGGTTGGATCATAATCAAAGGCGACAAAGTAAGCTTCTCAAACTTCGATCGGCACAACTCGCAAACAGCTAAAGAGAGGGCGCTTGCAACTCAAAGAAAGTGGAAGCAACGCACCAAAGAAGCTGTCACGAAAATGTCACGCTCCAAGCGTGACCAAAACGGGACTAGAAGAGAAGAGAATAGAGTCGGGGTCTTCGACCCCTCTCCGGTGACTTGTCTATGAACGCAATCATGGCAAAAAACCAAAATATCATCCCGATGCCGAAGGCCGTTCCGGTGAACGAATCGAGCGAGCGGTGCGCGATATCGGGGCTGCTCCAGAATTTTGACCTGCTGAACGCAATGGCATGGCCAGAAGAGTTATTTTTTAACCAGTCGCACAAGATCATCCTGCAAGCGGTGCGCGAACTCCACGAGGCGGGCGTGAAGACGGATTTTTTCGCGGTGCAGGCGAAGTTGGAGCAAAAAGGCGTGCTGGGTGACATAGGCGGCGACTTCGCGCTCATGGAGCTACGCACGACATTTCCCACGGGAGATCCGTTATCGGTGTCGTGGCACCACGGGATACTCGTCAAAACGGCACGATACCGCAGGGCGTTGGAGGCTGTGCGCAGGGCTGAAGAGAATTTTTCTCGGCAGGAGGGAGATATTGCCGCGCTGTCGCTGGAATTGGCCACCGCAGCGGCCCAAGGGGAGACGCAACGCAAGAGCACGAAGGACATCCTTGAGCAGATCGTGGACGACTTGGAGAACAAGGAACCGGCGGAGGCATTCTCAACCGGGCTGGGATATCTGGACGAAGTGACGGGCGGCGGACCCAAGCGCGGGGAGCTGGTGACCATCGCGGCCCCGACATCGGGCGGAAAGTCGATCCTGCTGGTGCAGTTGGCGCTGGAGGCGATCAAGGCCAACAAGCGGGTGGTGTTTTTCTCTCTTGAAATGCCAGCGGCTCAAGTGCTCTCGCGCATCCTATCTGCCATGTGCGGGTTCAACATCCGGGCGCTTAAGTATGCGGGGCATGACATTACAAACGAGAAGATGGCGAAATTCCAACGCGCCATGGCAACTCTCAAGGCGGCAAAAATACAAGTCGAGAGTGGATATTCCGAACTCGAAACAATCGACGGCGCACTGCGGGAACTGACCGCCAAGGCAGAATGTGACATCGCCGTAGTCGATTACATCCAGCTCGTGCACCTCCGGTCTCTCAGCTCAAACGAGACACGCGAGCAGCATGTGAGCGAAATCAC